GTGTTATTATTCCAGTTTTGTAATCAACTTTTCCTGCTTTATTGTTTATGTAAATTTTGTTGTTTTTATTATCTGTTGTATAAATTCTCATGTTTCCATCACCATCATCATCAAAATAACATATTTTTTCCACTAATGCTGAATTTTGTATTACATACATCTTAAAGTATGAACTTTCGACAACTGGAACATCATAACATGCTCTTGGGTGATATAATTCATTTCCAAAATCAATTGTATGTGTAATTTTCTTTGTTAATTCTGGGTATATTCTTTTTTCCATAGTTACGCTTGTAGAAGCACCAACTATGCTTGGATGGAATTTTAATAGTTCTGGAATCAAATCAGATGAATAATAATCATCATCAAATCCTTTAAAATTCTGTACAGCGTATTCTCTTATCTTAGTATTAATAACTTCTTTGATTTTTGTTTCAGAATCTCTTGTTGATGTTGGATCATATTTTGCATTAACTAAAAGATTTAAGTACAGGATATCTGGATCTAAAATTTCTAAAGTAATACCAGCCATAGATCTATTTCTTAGAATAGAATCTACTATTTGCTTCTTTTCTTGTATTGATAGTATGGAACTATTATATGGTTTTATTGAGGCAAAAACTTTTCCATATTGTGGTGGATTATTTTGTTCACCACCCCAACATCGAATAGATTCAATATTGTTGTAATTTTTAAGAATCAAACTCTCGTAATCACTTGCAGTAACTGCTCTTTCTTCATTTGAATAGTTTTTTAGAGCATTTCTTCTTATGCTTTCAATATCTTCTTTATCAGAACCGCCACTGGATGGCTGAACTGTTTCTATTTCATATCCAGATAAACTAAACGATGAAAAACTCACTGAATCTGAAGAACCTATATTATTTCCAGCACTTCCGGAAGAAACTAAAAATTCAAAGATTACTAAATTTCCTTGTTCTAACTTCTTACCAAATACACCATCACCAAATGTTGCTTCATATGTTCCAGATGGAGATTCTTCAATAAAGAAAACTCTAGAATCTTTATTCACCATTGTTATATCTGTAGCCAATTTCCATTCTTGTTCGATACCTTCTTGATTTGTAAATGATTGCAAAACAAATGCTCTTATTGTGGAGAGATCTACACCATCATATGGTATCGAAATTTTTTGATTTGGATCTGCTATTATGGATGTGAATGTTGTATATGTACCTTGAATTAATGGAACATCGACTATTCCGTATTTGGTTGTTTCGCCTGTTGTGTCATCAAATTCTATTGGATCAAATGAATATGATTTTGTTGTTACGAATGTAAAGGTATTATTGTTGGAGTCTGTTGCGGTTAGTTGAGTATTTCTCGTAATTATATCATTTGTATAATTTTCTGGACTCAATTTTATGTTGATTACTGCTGTTGCTGCCTTTGTTGATTTTGGAACATAACCTAAATTTTTTGCTAGTGAAACAACAGATGATCTTTTTCCTGCTGTATCAATAAATGTTTCATTTACAACCATATTATTATAAAATGCATTATAATATGTGTTATATGCTAGTAAATCCATGAGAACATTAAAGGCAGAACCTTCAAACGAATAACCAGAAAATTCTGATTGTTTGTTTAAAAAGTCAATCAAATTTGATTTGATTGATACGAAATCTAAGTTGGAAATATCGCCTCTTTTTTGTTCCATTTTATCTTGTTCTCTCTATTGAGAAACTTAAAGTTTCTTCTTTATTTCCCGTAAAATAATATTCTACTGTAATATCTATTGAATTTTGATCAGGAGTAGCAGCAACTAATACATTTTTTAAAGATACTCTTGGTTCATATTTTTTTATAATTCTCATGATATTATTTTTTAATTCAATATCTCCGTCTATTAGATAATTTTCAAATAAAAATCCTCTAATATTTGCATTTAAATCTGTATTAAATGGTTTTTCATATAAACTTAACAAAAGAAGAGTTCTTAGAGATTGCTTAAGAGCATCTCCATCGGTTTTTTTATTTAAATCCCCAGTTATTGGATTTATATTAAAATTTAAATCTATGTCTTTTGCTATCATTTTAAATATGTATATTTCTTTTTATTAATTTATAAAAACATTTGATGAACCGGATATTGGATGTAAACAGGTTGCTGGATCTCCTTGTCTTACTGCATTTTTATTATTTGCAAAAACATTTGGAGATGCCATAATTAAACTAGCACTACAGTGCTCTTGACAACCACAACCGGGTCCACAACAGCAAGGGGGATGTGGTGTAACCCTATCACCCCTCTGTGCTATCATAATATTATTAACAAAAACATTACTAGAACCTAATGCTATTCCACCACCAACTCTATCTACGAATTTTCTAGCAGCACCTGGCATTAACCACCTCCTGGTGCGTTAGCAACACCTATAGAAAAGTCTTCTGTACATAGTGCAAGAGATATACCACAGTTACTTGGTCTACCACCAAGACCACTGAATATGCTTGCGATTGCGTCTATTACACTACCGATACCGTCAACTATTCCACCTATGAAGTTACCAGCAGCATCAAATACTTGACCTATTACATCTGCTATTGTAGATAATACTTCCGTTATTGCTTTTGTCGCAGCATCTATAATTGACCCTATAGCGTCCATAACCGACCCTATAGCGTCCATTACTGCACCAATAGCATCTGACACTATTTTCCCAACAAAGTCTAAAGCACCGCCAATAGCGTCAATGATACCACATGCAATATCTGTTATGGTGCTAAAAATATCACCAACAAATCCTACAACACCACCAAGACCCTCTTTTAGTCCTGTCAAGAAATCACCACCACTTCCAAATTTACTTAAACTATCAGCAGATCCCGGAACTAATGAACCTGAAACATTAGAAACATCATCAACAACTCCACCCATTCCACCAAGAACACCGTTTACATTTCCCGCAGTTCCTGATACATTATTTGTTAATGATGCAGTGGAACTAGCAACAGAACTTAATTTACTAGGATCTGTTCCTGCGGTATTTAATTGCTCTCTAAGTCCACTGAGTTGATTTGTAGATTGACCTAATTGTTCTTTTGATATATTCAGCGTGTTTAATTGATTGTTTAATTTTGTAGTAGATTCATTTAAAATTGACGCTGGTGATTTTCCATTTTCTGTTTTATTCCATTTACCCATTTCACCCGGTTTATAAAAAAATTGGTTTGTTGGTAAAGTTGCAGATTGTGCACTTCTTGCTCTTGTTGCTGCAGTTGCTTTTGGTGCTTTTGGACCGTTTAAATGTATTACACTGCCTGTTTGTAGTAAAGCACCAGAAGCATTAAGCCCCATTACAGCACCAGATGATAACTTCATAACACCGCTACTTAATATATCTACTGTTGAATTGCTGTTAATCTTTAATTGAGATGCAGAAAATATATCCATACCCGCACTAGTTGTAATTTTTCCAGATGTACCTACAACCACATCCATAGATGAATCAGTTGTTAATCTTAATGCGTTTCCGAAAGAACCATCAAATGTACCACTAGTTGAAACTGATATATTACCATCTGTAAAAATATCAAAGTTACCAGGTGCTACTTTTATTTTTTTATCACCATCTACGGATAGTTCATCATGTTCTGTTATAAATTCTCTTCTGCCCTTTTCAACCTTTAGATGTGATTCTCCATGAACTAATTTATGATCATTCAGACCAACTTCTACTCTTCTATCTCCATTTTCTATTAGAGTTTCTGAATAACCATTAGTAACATGTAAATTATCAAATTTACCATCTATTCTGGTGTCTCGACTGCCTCCTATTTCATTCACTAAATCTTTTCCAACAACCACATGCATATGACCTGTTACTTCTAAATTATAATCACCATTTACATTGTGATTGAAGTTGCCATCCTTTTGGGTTAGATTGATATCACCATCTTGTAAAAGAATATTTGCATCGCCACTTTCTAGTTTTAGGTTGCAATTTCCCTTTTTTAGAATTAAATTGACATTTGAATTTTCACCAACTTCAATATCAAAATTTACATTCTTTGAGGGGGTACTCTCTGTGTTTTCGGCATTAACTACAATTTTTAAAGCTTTATCTATAGTAACATTACAGAAGCCATCAATATGAACATAATCATCTCTTAAAATACTTGTATATCTGTCTCGAACTACCTTAACATTTTTGTCACCATTTGGATGGAATTCTTCAAAAGTACCGGAACGGTGAAATATGTTCAGTCTTTCAGAACCAGGAGTATCATCAACTTCTATAACATGCCCAGATTCAGATTCATACACCTTATTATAAGGATACATCTCCTCTACGGGTTCTCCCTTTACCTTACCGTATGGTGTCTCTGGTTCGTTCCAATTACCTTGTGTTTCTGTTACTGACATTGTTTATTTCTCTAATTTATTTATTAGGTTCATCACAACCACAATTACCACATTCCTTATCTCTATCAGGATTATCTGCATCTGACTGATTTGTTATCTTCTTAGTAGCATCTACTATTGGAACTCTAACACCATTCAAGAGAATATTTCCAAAATTATCTCTGGTTATAGCCATTCCGTTTATGCTTGTTTGATTTCCAAATCCACCACTAAGATCATTAGAACCGACTTGTTCTACTGGTGTTGTAGTTGTTTGCTTTTGTTCTCCAAGTTTGTTATTATTTGCATTTTGTACATCATTTGGTGCAGTACTTGAACCTGTTGTTGTTGGTACATATGAACCAAAATCTCTAGATCTATTAGCAAATGCAGTTGATGTTGTTTGTCTACCACCAGATGCTGTTGTACTCAATGCTGTGCTTGCTTTTTGTTCTACATCTTTTTTAATCTGTTGAGTTCCATTTTTGATATTATCCATGTTACTCTTATAGCAACCAGCCGCAGCAGAAATTGATACTGGTAAGAAATTATCAACCCCTACTCCACCAGCACCGGAAGAATAAACAGTTTTACCATTTGCATTTGTTGGTTGGTCTTTGAATTGTTTATAGTTTTGTTTCAGTGATGGTTTTGATGAAGATTTTAGTCCATTATAACCAGTTGCTAATGATTTATTTGTTCCTTTATTTGCTCCACTATTGTTTATAACTCCAGTTTCAAATGGTTCAAAATTTACATCTGCAACGGGAACTGCTGTATCTCTAGTTCCTCCAGAATTTCTATCTGAATTTTTTACACCAACAGATGTTTGATCTAATCTATCATTATCATTAATACCTAATATATTTGTGTCTGGTGTTCCATCTGGATTATTGGTTGCGGTTGGTGAATAATTTGATTTTGGATATGATGAATTTTTACTTGAAGTTTCTAACTGAGCACCATGTTTATCACCATCTTTACCCTTGCCATTTGGATATTCTCTTTTTTCAAATCTATCATTTGGTGCTTTGCTTCTTTCTGATTCAGTTCTTAAATCAGCAAATGCATTTCCAAAATATTCACCAAGTGTATTGATACTCTTGGAATTCAATCCTGCAATTGACCCGAGAATCATTGGTATTTGATATGAACCGGGATCTGCAAAAAACCCAAATACCCAAGTTCCTTCCACAAGACCAAGAGGAGTCCAACCCTTACCACTAACTGCTGCAGAAGTTACTCCTTGTATTGGTGTTGCCCAAGGTAATTTTGTTGTAGGTAGAACATTTTTATCATCATCATGATAACCCAGTATTCGTACTTTAACTCTTCCAATTTTTAATGGATCTTTTCTATCTTCAACTACGCCGAAGAACCATGCAAAGCCATCTTTACCTAAAAATCCACTCATCGTCCTACACTCCTAGGCAAATTAAAAGTATTTCTTACACTCGTAGTTAAACTTGGATAGCATTGTGCTTCTGTACAGAGTTGTTCGACTTTGCCCAAACCACCCAATTCTTCAACTGTAGTTGTTCCTTTTAATAAATTATCTAATTGATCTGCTGCTGTATCTGCTGAATCAGAATATTCAGAATCTCTTCTTAGTGATAATGTTGTTTTCAAATCAAATCCCAATGTATCTCCTCTATTGACTAGAGAATGTTTAATTTTTGTTATTAAAAACTTACCAACAAAAAATGGATCTCTTCTATCTTTTGAACCAGTACTATCAACTTGTGGTCTACCGAAAAATACAACATCTCCAAGATTCAAACCAACATTTCCTTTTATTTCAACATCAACGCCAAATTGATCCATTGCTTCCATAGAAGCAATTCTTTGTAACAACCACTTCTCTACATTGTTTGCTGGATTATCTGGGTTTCCTGGCTTTTCATTTTTGTCGTATAATTTTGTAGCCTTTGGATAGTATTTTATTACTGTTTCGGGATTTTTATACGCCTGATTGATTATACTTGCATCATCTGAAAAGTTTTTATCTATAAGTTGTCTGTCGTATAAGTGATCCTGTTTCTTAAATAATTCATCATAACGCATGGTTGTTTTTGCAAACTTTTTTCTAGTTATATCAAATGTTAAACATGTTGATGCATACATTCCGTCCTTTACATTGTTTAAAGGAGAAAAATCTTTAGCAACATGCTGTAATGCCTCAAATGAAGTTCTTTTTGTTATTTCACCAGAAACAACATTATTATCTGGCATGATTCGTATTGTTATACCATCATCTTCTTTTGTGCCAATTACTGGTTCATTTTTCATCAATCTACCAATACTAGTAAAATGATGGATATGATCTATATCTTCATAAAAAATAAAGTTATGATTTTGTTTATCTGTTGATCCACTGTATGCTCTACTAGTAAGCCACATTATTGCTTTCATTGGAGAGAAATTTGGAATTACAACTTTTTGTTTTGAATTTGTTTCTTCTTCAATCGATACATCTATAGAAAGATAATTTTTTGCTATACTAGAAACAATACTGCTAATTTTATTATTATATGCTTTTCTTACTTTTTTAAATTCATTAGTAAACATTCCCTTTGAACAAAAGTGAAATGTTGTTGCCTGTTTAAATATTGCTTGTTCACCAGCAGATTCTAATGGTATCATTGATACCTTATAGATGTAATATTTTTCTGCTTT